AAGCGGTAGTAGAGAGCTACGTAACTCTGTACCTACAACATCAACATCTCTCCATTCTCCTGGCTGGAGAGGTTGGTCATCATCTCGTATACGTAATCCTCTAGCTTTAAATCCTGCTGGCATATTTGCCAATGTACCAGCATCAATTAACTGTCTGAGGTTAGCTGTAGCCGTGCGGGATAGGTTTCCTAATAAGTGTATCAGGCCATTACCGTAAAAACCTAATCCTGGAGTAAACATATAATGAATAAAATACTGTTTTTTGCGTTTCAATAGGTCATTTGGCGCATAATTACGGTAAATTGATAAAACATCGCCAGAATCTGTCGCAACAGTCACGATATATGGTAATTTAACCCCTGTTTCTTCTCCATCTGCCCCTACATCAGGGAAATCTGACAAATCTAGGTAACAATGGCACTCTAAAAGCGTAATTTCTTCACTATCGCCATAATCTTCCATGCCCGATAGCTCTTGTTTTGCTTCTTCTAACTCATTTGTATCATAATCTCCAGGATATATCTCTATATCACGGTAAAAACCCGTAACTTGAGCTTTTCGTAGCTCATTCGGAGTCATTTTTATAATGTGTGTGACACGTTCACAGCTCGCAAGGTCCGTTGCATTGTACGGAACCAACAGATCTTCGGCTTGTACAAATTTACTTACCTGCCTACCCAGCATCGGGTCCGCATAAACTTTCTTAAATGCACTACCGCATAGGCCAAGGTAGTATAACATCTGGTCAAACTCAGAATCATACTCCTCCATTACGTGCATTACTTGGTAATTCATCTCATTTTTGATACGGTCAGCCTGTTTTTCTAATTCAGGTGTCGTATCACCCAAGACTTGTGTCCGCACGGGACCACTCGGAGGCAATAATTCTTTATACGCTTGTGCTTGGAACTGACTTACAGCTTCATTCAACATCGGGTGTATAACACCCGTGGCACCAGCAAAAGGTTCTGTACGGTTTTCATACTTAATACCAAGTAAATCTAACCCTTTCGTATAAGCAGATAGCCAATCTTTACGCGAACTTTTATCTTCTTCTGTTTTTTCAAGCACCATACTGGATATACCAGTAAGCTCATCTTCATTTATAAATTCAGCAAGGTTATCCATAAATTGTGCTTCACCAACCTCAGCACTTTCTGGCATACCAAATTCTACAGAACCATCTTCATTGGTCTGCATCTCCATACCTTCAAGACTTGGGGTAGCTTCTGGTGTAGGTAATTCTACTTCTAATGGGTCATCGGGTAGTTTTTGCCCGACAAGAGTAAATTCGCGTTCTATATTATCATAAGCATTTTTGGGTTCAGCCACGTTTACCTCCCTGTATGAGACGAAGGGTAGGCCGTGGGCGAAGAGCTTTTTGCATCTCTTCAAGTTTACGTTTTAGATACTCAACTCTATCCGTAATAGTTTGAAACTCTTGGGGGACCGTCCACATAATCGTTAAAATCCTCAGGGTGTTGTATAAACCCACCTTCGCGGAAACGTCGGAGAGCCTGTGTTACTGTATCAACAAAATCATCATTCTCACCAACAGGGAAAGAAGCACACTCCTCTATAACTTCTTCTGCCCATCTTGTATCAGGAGCCCATACTAAACCACTTTCTAGGATAGGCGCAATGGAGTTTACTCGGGTGAATTTATCATTACCTCTGCTCGGAGCGTAATTCTGCACAGGGATACCCATACTGCGTAATTCTTGCGTTAGGGGCATACCACTCGCTTTTGCTTCAATAATCACACACTCTGGTTCCCAGTACTCATATTCTTCTTTTGCGATACGTTTTAGATCTGGAAAATCCCAACGGCCCCTCCGCGCATCACATAAAATAATATGCGGTAATTCACCTTCCACAGGATAAAATACACCCCATGTGGTTATAGCACTATAATCAGCATTCTCTTTTTTACTAAAAGCAGTATCATAAGATTGCATAACATAACTTAATGTGGGGATATCTTCTTTTTCCCACTTCTGCCACCACTCACGTTTTAATATAGCTGTAGTTTCACTCGTCGGGTTTTGCTGCCATTGGGCTTCCCATTTACCTACCGACAATGAAGCCTTTACTTTTAACAGTTCATCTTTCTTCCAAAACTCAGGCCATAATACTTTATCATCATCAATTAATGCTGGGAACTCTACTACTTCCCATTGGTCCGCAAGTACATCCCGCGCCTGTTGTTTTAATAATTTACCTGTAAGGTCTATCTCAGACCAACGCGTCATCACAATTACAATCGCTCCTCCAGGCTGTAAACGCTGGCGTGGGCCACTGGTATACCACTCATAAGCATTCTCTAATGCTGCTGGGGACATCGCATCTTGTTCTGAGTGGGGGTCATCAATAATCATCAAATCTGCACCACGGCCCGTAATCGCTCCTC